AGGCCGCCATAAAATTTTGCTCTAGCAATCTCGGTTGGGTCGGTAATCGAACCTAAGTAACCCGATCCCTTATTCATTAAGCCGGTCGCTAAAGTGGCTTGATCTTCGCCATCAAATAATTCTTCCTCGCTCATAACGTAAGGCGTGGGAGTTGTGCCGACTAATTCCTTAGCTTGCATTAAACCTTGTCGTCTAGCCGCTTCTTTTTGCTGTGCCGCCATAGCTTGAGGAATGCCTGATTTAGCCATCTGTCTTTGCTGTAAGCGACCCCAGAAGTTAAGTTTTGATGGGTCTGTCATTAGTCCGTTCATATTAACCTCCGTAGCTGCCTGATGTTGAAGTACCCCAACCCTCAGTTTGACCTCGACTTGCGCCCAACGTAGTAGGTGCGCCGATAACATTCTGATAACGAGATAAGTCACCCCATTGAGATTGGCCTAAGCCTTCCATTAGAGTTGCTGGCATCATGCCTAAATTAGCCACGCCTTGAGCTTGATTAATTGCGCCACTCATTCTGCCCATTGCATCACTGTAATTCTGTGAAGCCATGCGGCCTGTAATATCGCCGACTTGATCCATATAGCCTCTAGCCGCGATACCTTCTGCGATACCTTGACGGCTTGAACCCATTTGACCAGCTGCTGCTGCTTGGTCTGTTATTCCAGATAAAACATTTTCTTGGTAATTTTGGGTTAAAGGTCTAACTGCTGACCCCATTGCTTGTTGTAAGTAAGGGTTATTCATTGCGTTTCGTGGGTCGAGAGCAAAGTTTAAAGCGCCCTGAGCGCCACCTATAATGTCTTGTAATCCGCCACCATATCCGCCTGTGCCTTGACCTGCAACTCCTGACCCTGTTGCGTAATTTCCTACCCCAGCGCCCCTATCAGACAGAGCGGTGGGGCTGACTTGTGGTCTTTGGCTGCCTATTTCGCCGCCACCGCCAGTATCACCGATTCCGCCTAGCCCATGCCTTTCAACTTCCATTTGGAATGTTGGGTTATCTTTAAAGGCTGTATCACCTAAACCAGATAATGCCTTACTCATTCTGCCTTGTGTGTCCATCGTGTCTAATTGACCCGCATCAGTTGCTTGGCCACCCATATACTGATAAGGAGAAGACCCATATCCGCCGCCTGTCGCATAATTCGCTAACATGTCACGGCCTTGTGTGGTGTATTGGCTTGGCTGAGAAAATAGCCCTTGAGCTTGACCATATAGGTCTTTTAGGTAGGGAGATTGATCGCCCCATACCCGCTGATTAGATGATTGTTGGCTTTTGTTTTCATCAAATGCTCCTGAGAAACTACCCATAACTTGCTCCTACGCTGTCACAGCGTTGATGTTAATACCATATATTGTACATTATAATGATAGGGAATGAGTTTTTTTACCCATCCTTTGCGACCTACTATTATAATCTCGTCTGCGCCTTGCTCTTTTGCTACGCGCCTCGATGCTTTATCCGCAATATCAATCCATTCGTCAAAATTGTTACCGCCTAAATGCACAATACCTGCTACTCGTCTGCTTGGGTAGTCATACATCTCCATTGTCATCACACCTTCGATGTTGCCATCTTTGTGAAATGCCAAAACTAAATACTTACCGCTTAAACACTTAGTTTTAACCTCGTCTATCGTTTGCTCGTACATTGTGTGGCACATTGCCGACTCAATGTAAGGTTTTATTTTAGACCATATCTCCTCTATTTTATCAGGCTCGATTGCTGAGACAATCAACCTACTTTTACCCACGCTGAACCAGTATGGCGATATAATCCTTCGCCGCCGCTCAGTGGATTCCAGTCGCTCCCATCAGCATAATATAGCTGTCCTTGTCTTGGTTTATCTGGCTCTGTATGCCATACCTTAAATTCTATAACCTCTTTGGCATTTTCACGAAAGGCATCTTCTATTTTTCTTAGTTCCGCCGCTAAATACCGACCTGAATCAGTATCGTCATACGATGGGTCGCGGGTATAACTCAAAACCGACCCATTACTTCATATTCAACATCGTAATCATGTAAAGTCCATGTTACGTCTGCATTTGATGATATTTTATGAGCAATAAATCGACCTGATACATCAACATCTATTTTCTCGTCACCGCTTGAAAATGTGTAATCTGTCCACGTTATCGCGTCACTTCTTTCCATCTGCTGCCCGATAGAAACGGTAATATCTCCTGTTGTGTCTAATCTTAACCAGATTCGTTTAATATATTTAACGTGGTTAGGCTCATCATAATCTAACCCTGTGCGCTCAATATAAGCCGTTATATCTGTGCCGTCTGATTGCTCAGTATCATCACCTAAGAAAAATTCCGTTGAACCAGCAAAAAGATTCTTAATAACGGTAGGAGAGTAATCTGTTTCACCCCATTGTCCAGAAGCTAAATCCCACGAACCAGAACCCCCATCCCAGTTAGTTGATCCATTAGGATCAACTAATCCATATCCAATATGCTTAACATCGGGTAATTCTCTAACGGTTGTCGTGTTATCTTTGAAATTCCAAATTAAAGCGAGGTTAGCGAAATCAGAGCCAGACGAAGGGAAGCAGATCCACATCTCATTTTTCTGATAATTAGGGCTAACAAAGGTTCTTTCGTAATTCGTCGCATCAATCGCACTAAACAACCAAGACCTTACTTTATGAGTAAAGACCGATTCACTTGTATTTCCATCATGGACAATAACATCACCATTAGTCACAACAAAGTGTTTGCCGAAAAAAGGCTTAACGCACCTGCGAGTTAAAAGCCCAGAGTCTTTAAAAATGTTATAAAAACGAAAAATATACTGACCGCCGATATGCTGCATACCGATAGTCTGGGAATCTTTATAAATAATATTAGTATTACCTAATGGAAGGCAATCAATTAATGACCCTCCCCCCTCATCGAGAAAGTGTTGCCCCGCGTCTTTTGTGGTGTCTGTTTCGTCCCATGTTGAGGGTACTGCTCCGCTGTCTGCTTGGTGCGACCATCTCAACTCTTGCCTTTCGCGTGTGCCGCTTGTGGTTATATCTAAAGCCACTAGAAACTGCTTAAAGGGTCTTATAACTCTTGCAGCCATGCTTTCGCTTGACCATGTTGTACCGCTTGACCACGTTAAAGAAACGAGTTTTGTTGACGTGTCTTGAGGAGCCCACATTTGCGGATCATCTACGCCGTTATTGATAATAGGTACGCCGCCAATAATACCGCCATTCCATCCTATATCTGCGGTTGCCGAATAATCAACATCTGCGCCGGTTGTTTGTCGCGTAATATTAGTGTTTGTTGTACCGTCTGTGATATAGCATTTCGTTAAGGAAGGATAAACCCAGAAATAACTAGAGTCAGTTTGAACAGGTAAAAGCCAATATGGATCTACTGTTGGAGTTGTGTAGACAGAAGATTCTCCTTTGGACTTCTCAACCGCATTATCCACAAAGCGTATATTGCGCCCTGCGCTCCACGCGTTATCTGGAATAAGTTTTGAGTCGGTGTCGTAAACTAAACCTACCGCACCTAATTCTGAGAAAGACTTAATCACTATTAATCACTTTTTGCTCATTTGCATTAGTTAGAATATTGTTTTGTTTTGCGATATTATTTCTAAACGACTCAACCGCCGCGCCTGTTTGTCTTTGCATTTGAGAGTTTTCAATCAATAAAATGCTATTCCATAGAATCGCGCAATCGTATTCATCAACAGGCTCGCCGCTTTGGGGGTCTATACCTCTTAATTTCTGAAAGAGCTTACACTTAAACTCGATGCAATCTTTCTTAAGATAAGGACAATATGTGCCATCACTCTTACGCATACTTAATCCTTCGAGCAAATAATTAGATCAACATACTGCACATCCAATCCTACTGTATGGCTGTGGCCACCATCACCACCTGTCGAGCCTGTGTTAACAGCGTTATAGCCAGCGGAGTCATTACCTGTTGCGGTATAGCTGCTTCCCGCTGCTGCGCCAACAGTCGCTCTTGGTACTGTGTGAGTGTGAGAAGGAATGTCGGCCTCAAGTAACGTATAACTACCGCCGCTCGACGCTGCTATTCCAGAAAAGGCCGTTGTACCACCGCTCGACGCTGTTCCACTTACAACTCTTAACGCTTTATCGTTGTGTGTTGTTTGCTTAGTCCATCCTGTAGGGGCTGCGGTTTGCTGGAATAAAACTAAAGTATTTGAAGGG